ATGGGAGGACCATCATCGGTAATTATTTTCCCTCATGGCGCAGCGGTAGCGCAGTTGACTGTTAATCAATTGGTCGGTGGTTCGAATCCATCTGAGGGAGCCAGAACGAGCCCTTTAGCGTTGAAACAGACTAGGGTGATGGTAAATGATTCTCTCCTATCCTGCAGGACTAATAGGAGACGCTTAAATAGCCATCCGTCGCCAGACTACGATAGTGTCTGGAGCTTTTCGCGGGATTAGCTCAGTGGTAGTAGCGTCTGCTTTACACGCAGAATGTCGGGAGTTCGACCCTCTCATCCCGCACCAGTTTGCCAGCAATAGAGTCATGAATCTATTGCGTCGTTGGTCTAACGGACAATGATTTCCTACCAGTGCTTCCTGATCAGTTGCATGTGGGAAGATGTGGGTTCGAATCCCACACGACAGGCATTAATTCGGGGACATAGCTCAGTTGGGAGAGCGATTGCTTTGCAAGCAATAGGTCTGCGGTTCGATCCCGCATGTCTCCACCATTATAAAAACGAGTCGGTAGAAGTCCGTTTATTGGGTTGTTGACCCTACTCGTTTGAGTTATCGTATCTAGCAGACGTGCGAAAGCTCGTTGAAGGTGAATAGGGAAGTCGCGCTCCCGAAAAACTGGAGAGTTGATACGATAACAAATAACGGTTGGTCGCGGTAAATAGACCCGACGGGAGCCACGGTTAGCTCCCACAGTTTCGCTGTTGTAGCTCAGTTGGTAGAGCAGTTGATTTGTAATCATCAGGTCGGGAGTTCGATTCTCTCCAGCAGCACCAGTTTGGGCGTGGGTGTTGGTACACAGGGAGAGCTTATACCTCTTCTAGCGGCAGATTACCGTTCTCGACAGGGTTCGAATCCTTGCACGCCTACCAGAATTCGATGAGCAGAGTAGACACACGGTTTATCAGTACGTATCCGAGGGTTGATACCTCTGGGTGCTAGACGAGGTCGGGAGTGTCTCCAGGAGCGCGTAACCTTGGGAACCCGTGCTCTGAAAAGGATAGCGCTGTCCGTTCTCATCGAACTTATTTGCGGGTATAACTCAGGGGTAGAGTGTCAGCCTTCCAAGCTGTTCGTCGCAGGTTCGAATCCTGTTGCCCGCTCCAGCTTTAACAAATAGAAAAACAATAGGAATTTTAATTTCATGAAATTTGTAATACTTGATAATGTTTTCGAAGAAAAAATTAGAAACAATTTAAATAATTTCGCCTATAAAGGCACAAACTGGTATAATTTAAATTCTAATTTTGAACAAGAAAAATTATTAGAGATAGCATCAAAATATTTCGATCTATCTAAAATGGTTGGGTATGAAATGAGGAGTAATACGAATTCAGGTTATGCTCCATCTTGGCATTATGATAAAGATGAAAAATTATTTCGTGAAAAATCTATTTTATCTTTTCCGCTGTGTAGTATAGTTTATTATTCAGAAGTAACTAATTTACAAGGTGGAGATTTTATAACAGAAAATATTGCTCTAAGACCTATAACGAATAGAGCAATATTTTTTTCTCCTGGAATATATCATCATGTATTTCCATATAGCGGCGTTAGGAAAACAATTAGTATAAATCCATGGAATATTATTCCGTCGTCATACTCTCAGTAAGACCAACATTGCTGTCAAAAAACAATGAAACTGTAAAACGATATTGTGGTGCAAGTTTAGATTGTGGTCTTAAAGAGTGCGGTATACCGCCGTCAAAAATTATAACTCTACCTGGTTTGTAAATTGAAGTATAAACTACTTCCGAAACTTCTTCATTAAAAAATAATGTTTCGCCAGCCCATTCTTCTTTCCATTGAGGATTAGCATAGTAAAGTAATGTTGTGTTTTTATGTGGATGAGCAAAATAAGTATCAGTAGGCATAGAAAGATTTACTGTTGCGCCTATTCTAGGATCAAGAATTTTACCTTCTAAAAGGTTTTTTATTTTTTCAACTTCGCATGCTTTTTCTAACATTTTCATATGAGCAACGTCTTCAAAATTATACCTCGAATGAAGATATAAATGCTGTGCGTTGTGAGGATCTTCTTGATCGTTCCAACCGATTGTAAAATGAGATTTAAGTAAGAATTGAAATGTTGTTCTTCGCCACGCCATTTCAAACACATCATCAAATACGAATATCTTTTTACCACGATCAACAGTTATTTCTGTACATCTAGCCATATTAAATTAACTCCAATTGTTAGATATAACTATATATTATTTACGTTTCGCGCTTGTGACGGAATTGGTATACGTATTGGTCTTAGAAACCAAGTTTTGGGAGTTCGAGTCTCTCCAGGCGCACCATATACTAAATAGTGATACTGGATTTGCTATGATGTTGATGACTTATAATCGTCCACACATAGGAGATCCAAATGAGAAAGATTCTAGCGGCTTTTGCTGCTCTGTTTTCGCTTACTACAGTCGCGCTTGCCGATAACGTCCTCATCCTTGGCGGAGAGGGCGATTCTCACGTTTCCGTCAAAACAGAACTCGAGGCTAAGGGACACACTGTCACCTATCAGGCTGGCACAGGTAGCCCTGGCGATCTTGCTGGCTATCAGCAGGTCTGGGATATGCGTTATGGCACCGCGCTGTCAGCTGACGACATGGCGAAGTACGACGCATTCCTGAAGAACAGAGGATACCTGTATCTGTCTGGCGAGCATGCTGGATTCGCAGTCAGAAACAACAGTATCAGTTCATTTACAAGTTCTCTAGGCGGTGGCACAATCACCGTCGGTGGCAGCCCACTAAACAATCAGACTGGTAACGGAACATATTTCCCTAATGGCGAAACAGTAGACTTCGCAGCTGCAGCAACTATCACCAGTGATGGTGGTCGCGTTCTTTCTGCTGACGGTAGCGGAAACGCAACCGCAAAGATGTGGATTGGTAACGCTGGCGATCTTGGTGCAACATACAACGGTACAGTCGTTGTAGTCGCAGATATCAACTGGACGCAAAGCGCATTCTACGATGCCAACAACGAAGCGTTTTTGGAACAACTGATCAACGGTATCGTTGCAGGTACTGTTGGTGGCACGATCAGCAATAGCGGAAATGGTGCTGCTGGCGGTGGATCTACAGTAACAATCACTGGCGCTGATGGATCAGTTACACGAGTTGTCACAACAGCTACAGGCACACCAGTTGTTACAACACAAACGACAATCGGAACAACAACTCGTTCAACAGCTGTTACATACGGAACACCAGTATCTTCTTCTGTCAACAGCGATGCTGCTGCTCGTGATAAGAAGAACGTCAGCGTTACTCGTACAGTCACAACAACGACTGTTACGCCAGTGACGACAACACATACTGACACAACTCCAGTAACAACTGTAACAACTACAACAACGCCTACTGTAACAACTGTAACAACAACTCCTGTCACGACCATCACAAAGTCTGACGGAACAACTGAAACAGTAAATGGTACACCAGTTGTAAACACATACACATCCTATACAGCTGCAAATCAAACAACAGTTGCGAATGTAGTTGAAACGACTGCAGTAAATTCTTCCACAACAGCTGTAGCAAGCACCAACTCTACAAAGAGTGCTTCCATTCTTGGTACAAGAGACGCAATCGCTTCTCGTAACATGAATCTGTTTGCAGTAGATGCTCTTGGTGCTAAGGATGGCGTATGGGCGTCACCTACAGCTCGTTACACGCAGACCGTAGGCAACTATCGTATCGGCGGAATCGCTGGCGGATATCAGACGACTGTAGATAACAACTCGTTTGGTTTCGCTGCATACTATGAGATGGGAGAAAGCAAAGACTTCCTGAATTCCTCAACGGATCAGAAGTCGTACGGCGCTCTCGTATATGCTCTGACGAAGCAAGATTATGCTTGGTTCCGCGTCGCGATTGGTGCGTCGCAGAGTGAATATAAGAACAGAACGTCGATTCCTGAATTTGCTCTCATCAACTCATCTAGAGTGAAGCAGAACAACTTCTATGCCGATGTCGCTGCATATGCGCCAGAAACATATGCTGGTTTCCGACCAGTTGTCGGTGTGATTGTCAACGATAGCATGATTGCTTCCGCGTCTGAGTATGGTTCGTTGCTCCTCTCGACGATACCAAATGCAGACTCGACGATCAAGGCTATGCCATATGCTGGTACACGATTTGAGATTGATGAAGACGTGGCTGCAGAACTTCGTGTTATCCAGTCGCCCGACTTCAAAACTGTTATAAGTACAAGAGGGACGGTGAAGAAGGAAATTTACGATGGAATCTTCATTGATCTTTCAGCAGGATTCGACAAAGGCGTATCAGTAGACTATAATAATGCTGTTGGTAAGGCTGGTCTAAAAGTAAAGTTCTAATTTTACACTTTACAAGAAAACGAACTGCTGTAATAGCTCAGTTGGTAGAGCAACTGATTAGTAATCAGTAGGTCGGGAGTTCGAATCTCTCTTACAGCACCATAAAAAGTAGCCGAACGACGTCTTTTGTAGAAGTATTCGTTCGGCGTCTTTTTCAGCTTGACTTATAAGTAAACATAATATATACTAACAAAATAGTATCGCATAAGTGTTACGGAAGCACACCGATCTCCAAAATCGAGGGCGTAGGTTCGACTCCTACATGCGGTGCCATTGGAGAGGTGGCAGAGTCTGGCTGATTGCGCCTGTCTTGAAAACAGATATACCGCGAGGTATCGGGGGTTCGAATCCCTCCCTCTCCGCCACTACTAGGAGCTTTGTTATGTCTAATGTGATTCAGTTTCCTGTAAAAACAAAAGACGAGTTTTATCTCGACGACAGCGAACTTGTTAATACCGAATATGCTTATATCAACGATGATCTAGTCAAGAAACCTATGAATGGACGAGAATACCTCGTGATTTGTAAAGCATACCTCACAAAACAGGAATACGAGTCTGTTTTGTGTGGAATTATGGATATCGATTATTATAACGATATTCCAAAGCATCTTCGGGACATCGTAAATGCTTACTTTAGCTTCCCCGAACTATAAATAGTATACTCATGATGGAAACTATACGTGAGTATATCATTACCTTTTTTATGTGTACTTGGATCTCGTTACTAGCGCTAGCAATAGTTCTAGTTTCCGAGTACTATTTTGGTGTGACTATCGTTAACAAATAAGGAGAAAATAAATGCAAAAGACTATCGTAGCGGCGCTTGCAATTCTTGCGTCGGCTTCAGTTGCTTCGGCTTCTGATATCCCAAGCAAGAAGGCTCCAGCTGCACCAGCACCTGTGTTCACACAGGCTCAGTACTACGTTGGTGGTAATGTTGGTGGCAACATCGGAGATGCACGTGTCTACTCTGGTGGTGCTGTTGCTGGCTGGAACGTCCTTCCGTTCCTCGCAGTAGAGGGTACATATGATTTCACTCGCCCTGATGCAAAGGTTGACGGCAAGTGGAATTATGGCAACACATTCGCTGCCAATATCGTACCACAGTACAAGATTCCAGGAGTTGATGTCACCGTATATGGTATCGGTGGTGTTGGCTATCGCTGGAATACTCAGGCTGCTGACTATTCCATTTACAACGTCGGTCTAGGTGCCAAGTACGCGATCAGCAATACTCTTGATCTCGACGCACGTTATCGTCGGATTGACGGTATCGAAAAGGCAAATCGTAACGCGGAAGATCGTGTTACCGCTGGCGTAAACTATAAGTTCTGATTTTAAATATCAGCTAAAACATAACAATGGGCGTGGACTTAACTGTTCCACGCCCATTTTCTATATCTAAACCTTGACCATAAAAAAAGTCCTTGCTTTAATTTCCTGGTCGGGCTATAATTGTATTATGGAAAAGGAGAAAGTGATGAACGCAGAAAAGTACGCCGAGCTTAACGAGACCGTCCGTAAGGTTACGGACACGATGATAAAGAACGAAGGTTACGCCTACGCTGCTGGGTACCTACAGTCGGTCCTGATTGACGTAATCAATCGTTACGTTAAAGATGACTTGGACTTGAGTATGATCCAAATTCGTCTTTTTGCCGATGGGATTCATAACAACCTTGACTATATGAAGTAAACATAGTGAAGGTAAGGCTCTAGCTTTACCTTAACTATACGCTTTACCTAGACCGAAGCGTATAGTTAAGGTTAAGTAAAGTAAGGACGTATAGAATGAACATCAACGATCTAATAGCGCTCGCAGAGCGTTTAGAGAGCCTTAGACGCCGATCGGTAACCTTCGGTAAGGATAAGGCGGATATCCTAGAAGAGCTTGACTATATCGCCCGAGATCTCCGTAGTCAAGCTGATAGTATAGCTGACGATATAGCGGCTCAAGCGGAGCAATACGATTTCGCTTGACATTATTCGTCGCCCGCGCTATACTTGGTTGTTAACTTGAGGGGAAAGCTATGCCTAGAGGCGTACCTAATGCGGGATACCGCGCGAAGCCTAACAATACCGCCAAACGATTGGCGGCTCTTAAAGTCGAGTACAAGCCCGTGGTAAAAGAGACCGACGAGCAGATTGAAGCTAGACTAGCGGAACGGTTCGAAATTCTCGATGTCCTCGCCGAGGCATGCACGGTCGGTAACGCTCGTGCTCTTATCGTTTCTGGTCCCGCTGGTCTAGGTAAGTCCTTCACGATCGAGCGTCGTCTTAAAGAATGGGACCCGAGCGAACTTAGCCATACGATCGTCAAAGGTTACGTTCGGTCAACTGGGCTCTTCAAGTTGCTGTATAAGCATCGCGAAGAAGGTCAAGTTATTGTTTTCGATGACGCCGACGCGATCTTCTTTGACGATACGGCACTCAACCTGCTCAAAGCAGTTTGCGACACGACCGAAGAGCGTCGCGTCTCATGGTTGACCGAAGCTGTTCTTATCGATGAAGACAGTGCGACGCGCATTCCTAGCACGTTCACCTTCAACGGTACTATCATCTTCATCAGCAACTATGACTTTGATGCGATGATTGAGAAGGGTCATAAACTTGCGCCGCACCTTTCGGCGTTGGTTTCCCGTTCTCACTATATCGATACGTCAATGAAGACCCGACGCGATTACCTTATCCGTATCAAACAGGTGATCAAGCAAGGACTTCTTAGCGATCTTACCGACGAACAGAAGAGCGATGTTATGAGTTTCATCGATGAGAATAACGAAAAGCTCCGCGAACTTTCGCTTCGCATGGCAATCAAACTTGGCAATCTTCGCAAGACCAACGACAATTGGGAGCGGATTGCTAGAATTACCTGTTGTAAGTGAGGAGAAAATGACCAAGCATAGCTTTCAGGGTTTCTTTTCTAAGAACATGCTGAAGATCACCGTCATTGTTATTGGCGGGCTCTTCAGCACTCTTGGCATCCGTACGGAGCTAGCAGTCATATTTGAAAGTATGACGCTGGCTTCTTACACAGCTATTGCTTGGGTCACACTTCTTATTACTATTTTGTCTTATATCAAGACGAAAGAAGATGAAGAACTACAGCTCATGCGCGAGCGCGAAGAGCATCGTCGCATGTTGGTTAAGTGACTAAATACGACACGCAACGAAGGAGAGAGTCATGAGCAATTTCAAAGTTTGCTACAGCGTCAAGTATACCGACAAAGAGGGCAAGAACTTTAATCTTCTCGTCGAGCGTAAGAACTATTTTGAAAATCTACAAGATGCTTTCAAGTTCTGTAAAGAAATCTATGGCTCGCGTAATAACGGTTATGAAGTTGTCGGCAAACCCTCTATCGAACGTATGTAGGAGATAACCATGCGTAAGTATCTAGCAGCTGTTATTGTTTTTATTATGACAATGCCCGCATTTGCTGGTCCGTATAATCGTGCGCATCGCGGTCATTATTATAATGCGCCGCAGCATCACTATCAACCACAGCGGCATCGCAACATTGCGCCGTGGGTTGCTGGTGGTTTGGCGTTAGGTGCGTTGGGTGCTTATGCTATTACTCGTCCTGATCCTCGTCGTATTATGACTTGCTGGGAAGAAGTAATTGGTTATGACCGTCGCGGTCGTCCTGTTTATGATGAGGTTTGTCAGTGAATGTAATAACAAAATATGATGTTGGGTATACCTTTTGGGTGCCTCGTGTTTATAAAAGAATCACACAGCAAGAGCTCGTTTGGGAGGGGGAGACTTGGTATAAAGACGTAGAAACCTACGTTCCTTTTGCCAAACTAAAGAAGATAGTATGTATTGAAGTGAGAGTTGGGCGCAAAACTAATATAACATACGGTACTAAAAATGTTAGTGTCGATGGAGATGAGCCTGTAGAATTAGCAAAGTACTATCCAGAGGATAACATCAACGACTATACGGAAGAAGAAGCGTTATCTATCGCAAAAGAACTCGCCGAGCAAAATAAAGAATATTTCGGAAACTGATCGGGGTTAGTTCAATCGGTAGAACAACGGACTTTGAATCCGTATGTTGGTGGTTCGATCCCATCACCCCGAACCAATATAAGGAGTAGTTATGATTGACTTTTTGAAAATGAAGCTGCCTCTAATCTTTAGCGCATATGCAGCGGCGCTGTTTATTTTCTTCGCGTTTATCTATGCACCAAACATTGAATACTTTGTGTGGGCTAATTTGTTGCTTTTCTCAGCATGGTCAGCTTATACTTGGGTGATCGTTTGGCGTCAGTCGCGTCTTATTGAAAATATGCTTGAGACTATGGAAGACACTCGCGCAACTATTCACAAGATTATCGATGAAGCAATGGCAGAAGTTGAAGCTGAAGATGATCGTTTACTTGAAGAAGTTCGTCGAGAAGCAGCAGAAAAAAAGAAGCGTAAGCCAAGAGCTCGTAAGACCGATTAATCTTTTTTCTCTGCTGTTTTCTTAGCAGCGTCTAGCGTTTTCCAAATCGTGTTGATGTTCTTCTGACAGTCAGTATTGTTTTTGTGTAATGTGACCAGTAGCTTTGCTACTTCTGCGTCAGTAAGTGTCTCAGGATTTGGGAAACGTCTAACGTTAGGGCAATTAAACAATGTGCGATCGGGAACGATTACAACTTGTTCTGTCTTAATAAGAGTTTGCGGAGGTGGGGCTTTCGCACAACCAGCAAGAGCAGCGGCGACAACTGTTACAGCGATCAATCTCATTTTGGTGCATCCTTCAGTTTGCGAACAGTTTCTTTAAGTATTGGCGATGCGGGACGATCGTCTTTTTTTGCATCTTCCGATTCTAGATAGTCAGCAGCTGCACGCATCTTGTCGCCAAATATTTTTTTCTCTTCGTCGTTTTTCTTAGCAATCTCTTCTTGCTGTTTAGCGATTTCTTCCATACGGCGACGAAAATTTTCCTGGTCCTTTTGGTGTTGTTCTAATTGTTTTTGATTATACTCGAGTAGAGCTTCGCGCTCGATACCCTTGCGCCAAGTATAGTAAAGACCAGAAAGAACGCTAAAAAGTAATACAGCGCCGATTATTATAAATTGAATACGACCGAACATGGAACACTCCCACTTCTAACGTGTTATTTATAGGAGATGAAAATGGAACTGAAAGTTATGGAAGTAAAAGAAGATGGCTCTGCTATTTGCCAGTTTGAGATGTCAAATGAAGAGTTGATTTCTATGGCTAAAATAGGTATACTTGCTGCTCTTACAAAAGCTATGGAATCTATGGAGGAAGTCGATGAAAGTGAATTTGGGGAGGTATCCGAAGGATGCTAGTAAACCTCGTAAGATCGAAGTAAAAATCGATCCGTGGGATACGTGGTCGATGGACAATACGCTTGCGTATATTATCCATCCTATGCTTGTTCAATTAAAAGAAACAAAACACGGTTCGCCATGGGTTGATATTGAGGACGCACCGCATATCGGCAAGGGCGAAGATGATGGGTCGGGCAGCGACACCTTGCTCCACGATCGTTGGGATTATGTCCTCGACGAAATGATTTGGGCATTCAAAACCATCAACGAAAATTGGGAAAAAGAGTTTTATACTCCACCAGAAGGCGAGTGGTCGGTTGAGAATATGGGAACTGTTGATGTTAGGGGGATGCAGGCAATTCGGATACGTATGGCTAATGGCTTTCGTCTCTTCGGAAAGTATTACCAGGGGCTTTGGGACTAAATATAAGGTAGTTTCCCACGGAGACCGTAATGAAAACAGTAGTCCTAGAAAATATGGTTTATGTTCCTGAAGAATATGTGAAACAGGCAGCTCGCATCGAACGGGCTATGAACCCCGATAACACATTCGATAGATTGCTTGTAACAGCTAATCTTTTCCGCGAAGCTGATCTTACACCCATGTTTTTCTATGATGAAGATGAGATGCATCTATATGTAACGACTAAAGAAAAAATGGAAAAAAAGTACCACTGACCCCTTGAAAATATTGCGATGCAACCTATATAATGTAGTGGATGCCTAATGGGTCCACTCTATAATCTAACTCGCTTAATAGGAGAAAAGACATGACTAACTGGCCAACATACAAGTTCGATCACTCATTCGCTGATCTTGAGAAGTTTTCCAAGTTTTTCGTCGGAGCAGATAAGTTCGCTCAAAAGGTTCATGAGACTATTGACCACATCCAAAAGACTGCGACAGCTTATCCTCCATTCAACCTCAAGAAGACAGACGATAATGTTTATGTTATCGAACTGGCAGTTGCTGGATTCGGAAAGCAAGACGTTGAGCTGACCCTCGAAGATAACAAGCTAGTTATCAAGGGTCAAACCACTCTTGATACACTGATCGAAGATGGCGTGAACGTTCAATATCTTCATAAGGGAATTGCTGACCGTGCATTCACCCGCACGTTCTCGCTTGCTGACAATGTCGTTGTTAACAATGCTGAGATGATCAACGGCATTCTTAAGGTCTGGCTGGAACACATCATTCCAGAAGATAAGAAGCCAAAGAAGATCGATATCACAGACGCAGATACCCCTAAGAAAGCAAAGAAAGAACTGCTTACTGAGAGCAAGTAAGCAAACTTGATTTCTTCGTTATGAGGCTGGGCAGGATAGGCTTGCCCAGCCATTTCCTATTTCAACATATGAGGAATCATGTTTACCGACTATTATAAAAACTTTGTCGACTGGATGACTGAAAGTCGTATGTACTACACTACTCTACAACAGCTCTACAACTTATCTGATAAAGAACTTCGTGATCTGAATTTGTCGCGCGACACTCTAATTCACGAAGTTAATAAAACCTATATGGAAAAGTTCGCCAATAAATAACTAGCGTTCCTACCGAGGAGATGATAATGCTAGTTACTTTCGATCAGCTAAACGATTTTTTTGAAGACACAGACGAAGATGTTGTTCAGCGTTTTGTTGAGCCACTAAATGAAGTCATGACTTTCTATGAGATTAATAATTCTAATCGTATCTCAATGTTTCTTGCTCAAGTCGGGCACGAGTCTGGTGGTCTTAGAGCAACACAAGAAAATTTAAACTACCGCGCCGAAACTTTGATGAAAGTGTTCCCGAAGTATTTTCGCGGCAAGGATCCTAATCAATATGCTAAACAACCTGAAAAGATCGCCAATCTTGTCTACGCCAGCAGAATGGGCAATGGTCCTCCTGAGTCTGGTGACGGCTATCGGTTTCGTGGTCGCGGGCTTATTCAGTTAACTGGTCGTTCAAACTACACCATCTTCGCACAAGATATGGAAATGCCGCTCGAGGAAGTTATTGAGTGGTGCGCTGACCCAGAAGGTGCTTGCTGGTCAGCTGGTTGGTTCTGGGACTCACGCGAGCTGAATCAATGGGCAGACAAAGGCGACATTCTTACTGTTACAAAGAAGATCAATGGCGGCACAATTGGTTTGAAGGATCGTGAAGAACATTATCACGCTGCGCTTGAAATATTCCGTTGACATTTCTCGTCAACTAAGCTATACTAATATGATATTTGTTATGGAGGATTCATGAGCAAGTTTTATACACACGTGCATTTGAGAGGTAATCGAGTTTATGTCCGTGGGTATGACACTGGTTTGCGCATGAAGGAAGTTGTTGAGTATAGTCCGTATCTTTTTATTCCAAGCAAGCGTGGTACATTCAAAACTCTTGATGGTCAGCCTGTAGAACAAAAGATTTTCCCAAGCATCTACGAAGCAAAAGATTTTATCAAACGCTACGAGGATGTGGATAATCTTGACATCTACGGGCTGACTCATTTTCAGTATGCGTACATCTTCGACAACTACAAAGACGATATTGACTACGACCCCAGTTTGGTTCGTATTGTAACACTCGATATTGAGTGCGCCGCTGACGAAGGTTTCCCCGACATTCAACGAGCAGACAAAGAGATCACCGCGATCACTCTGCGCAGTCGCAATCGTAACTATGTGTTCGGTTGTGGCGACTTCACGACTGATGACACCAACACCTATTATATCAAGTGCAAACATGAGCAGGAGTTGCTGTCACAGTTCCTGAAATGCTGGCAGTCGCTTGACGTTGATATTGTTACTGGCTGGAACATTGAGTTCTTCGACATTCCGTATCTCGTCAACCGACTAAATGCGCTTGGGTTTGATAGTAAGAAGCTGTCGCCATGGCATATGCTTGACGAAAAGATCGTTGAGTTCCGTGGTAAAGAGAACCAGTCTTACACGCCTGTTGGTATTTCTGTTCTTGACTACTATCAACTATATCGTAAGTTTACCTTCGGCAATCAAGAGTCGTACAAGCTAGATTATATTGCTAGCATTGAGATTGGTGAGAAAAAAACTGACTACTCCGAGTATGGTAATCTGCTTGAGTTGTACAAAAACAATTTCCAGAAGTTTATCGAGTATAACATCAACGACTGTGTGCTTGTTGATAAGCTCGATGACAAGTTGAAGTTTCTTGAGCAGGTTATGGCGATTGCTTATGATGCCAAGGTCAACTACAACGACACGATGACGACTGTTCGTCCATGGGATGTTATCATTCATAACTATTTGCTCGAGCAAGGCATCGTTATTCCGCAGTTTAAAAAGCAGCCTGACTTTGACTCGCTCGTGGGTGGTTATGTGAAGGATCCGCGTATTGGTCTTACACCGTGGGTTGTTTCGTTTGACTTGAACAGTCTGTATCCGCATCTGATTATGCAGTACAACATCAGTCCCGAAACATTCCGTGGGCGTCTCAATCGTTTCCCGTCGACTGATGAATTGCTAGAAGGTGTCAGCATTCCTAATAAGTTGGATGGTGTATCATATACTGCTAATGGTTGTATGTACACGAAAGAGTTCCAAGGTTTCCTACCTGCGTTGATGGAGAAGATGTATAATGATCGTGTCAAGTATAAACAACAAATGCTTGAAGCAAAGAAGCGGTATGAGAAAACGAAAAGCAAAGATGACGAAAAACTCATCGCGCGATATCACAACATGCAGATGGCAAAAAAGATCCAGCTTAACTCAGCTTACGGTGCGCTCGGAAACCAATACTTCCGTTGGTTCAATTTCAACCATGCAGAGGCGATTACAACGTCAGGACAGCTTTCTATTAGGTGGATCGAACAGAAAATCAACCAGTTCTTCAACAAGCTCCTCAAAACGCAGAATCAAGATTATGTGATTGCGTCTGACACTGACTCAATCTATGTCACGTTTGAGAAGTTGATTCCTCCAGGCAGTGATGAATTGCAAGCAGTCAAGTTGATTGATGAGTTCTGTGAAAAGAAAGTGCAGCCATATCTTGATCAGTGTTATGCTGAGTTGGCAGAAAAGATGTCAGCATATCAGCAGAAGATGCAGATGAAACGAGAAACTATCGCAAACAAAGGCATCTGGAAAGCCAAGAAGATGTATATCCTCAATGCGTGGAACATTGAAGGTGTGCAGTTTGATAAGCCAAAGTTGAAAATTCAAGGCATCGAAGCTGTTCGTTCATCGACTCCGCATGCGTGTCGCGAGAAGCTCAAAGAGTCATTTGAAATTATTATGAACAAGGACAAGGCTACACTTGATCAGTTCATTCAAGAGTTTCGTGATGACTTTGCTAATTTGTCGTTCGAAGATGTTGCGTTTCCTCGCGGCATCAAGGGTATGGGTAAGTATCGCGACAGCTCTACAATTTACAAGAAGGGCACACCGATCCAAGTTAAGGGCGCGTTGCTGTTCAATTACATGCTGCAGAAGCACAAGGTGAAGAGCATTCCACCAATTACTGATGGCGACAAGATCAAGTTTGCTTATCTGAAAGTTCCAAACCCTATCAATGATACTGTTATTGCGACTGCAGATTATCTTCCTAACGAGTTCAACCTCGATAAATACATCGATCGTGATACGCAGTTTGATAAAAGTTTCATGGAGCCACTTCGTTCTATCACTGAAGTGTTAAACTGGGATATCGACAACAAAGCCACACTTGAGGACTTTTTCAAATGAAACTAGCTGATGATGATTTTGGTTTCAGTCTCGTCTCCGAAGCAGAGTTAAAAGCTCACGAGGAGATGCTGAAGAAAAAAGTAGAAGAACAAAACAAAGTTGTTGCACAAACTGCGCAAACTGCAACTGAAATACAAAACAAGTTGGAAGGTTTGCGCGATATGATTATGCCTCTGCTGAACAACTTACAAAAAGATCCAGATAAGACTTACATCTTCTGGCCAGATAGAGCTGCTAAGATTCAGGCATTCATAAAGAAGGTTAACACCTACGTAGACGGATGATTAACTACCTAGCTTTGGCGGTAGCGCTGGCACTATCTGCTGTGTCCGCATACTATTCGATATTGGGATTGGCAACTATATTCGCATCTGCTTTTATTCCCGTTGTTCTCATGGGCAGCGTTTTGGAATTAGGTAAACTAGTCACTGCAAGTTGGTTATACAATAACTGGCACCAAGCACCAAAAGTTCTTAAATATTATCTTACATCATCAGTTATAGTTCTTATGTTTATATCAAGCATGGGAATTTTTGGTTTCTTATCAAAAGCACATATCGACCAATCGATAAGTATCAATACAGGTTCAGCCGATCAAATTGTTATTATTCAAAATAAGATAGAATTCGAGAAACAATCAATCGCTGATCTTGATAAGCAAATCGCGCAAATAGATGCCGCTATTAATAAAATGACAGATCGTGGACAGGCGGCAAACTCTTTGAGAGCTGCCGATCAACAACGAAGACAACGCGATATCTTCGTTACTCGCAAGGACACTCATGTCAAAAATATATCCGCACTTACTACCGAGCGAATCAAACTTGAATCAGAAGTTAAGAAGCTCGAAGCGGAAGTTGGACCACTCAAATATATTGCCGAACTCGTTTACGACAATGCTGATGGGAATCAACTGGAAAAAGCAGTTCGCTATGTTATCATCATTATCGTCCTTGTTTTTGATCCTTTGGCTGTGCTTTTATTGATTGCTGCTAATCTTGGGATTAGAAAGTCCTTGACAAAAATGGACGAAAGCAGTATACTTAAAATTGACGATCGCATTATCTAACAGTATGGAGACAACATGTCACTTCGCGATAAACTTATTAAGAACAGTACAATTGAATTAACTTCTACTCTTGCGGATAGCAAGATCTTTACTAAAAAGGATATGATTCCTACCCCAGTTCCCATGATCAACGTTGCTCTTTCTGGTAGCATTGACGGTGGTATCACTCCTGGTCTAACTATGTTAGCTGGTCCTTCGAAGCACTTTAAGACTGGATTTGCTTTGTTGATGGCTTCAGCTTTTTTAAAGAAGTACAAAGATGGCGTTATTCTTTTTTACGATTCTGAGTTTGGTACTCCTCAGTCCTATTTTAATACCTTTGGTATTTCTTTTGATTCTGTTGTCCATACTCCTATTACCGACATCGAAGAACTGAAGTTCGATATTATGAAGCAGATGAAGGATCTTGCTCGTGAAGATCGAGTAATGATTGTTATCGACTCTATTGGTAACCTTGCTTCAAAGAAGGAAGTTGACGACGCTCTTGATGGTAAGTCTGTGGCGGATATGTCTCGCGCCAAACAGCTCAAGTCGCTGTTCCGTATGATCACTCCGCATCTTTCGCTCAAGGACATTCCGATGGTTGTGATCAATCACACCTACAAGGAAATTGGTATGTTCCCGAAGGACATCGTTGGTGGTGGTACTGGCTCGTACTATGGTTCAGACAATATCTGGATCCTTGGTCGTCAGCAGGACAAGGACGCTGACGGTATTCAGGGCTATCACTTCGTCATCAATGTTGAGAAGTCTCGCTACGTTAAGGAAAAGAGCAAGATCCCGATCACTGTTTCCTTCGAGGGTGGCATTAATCGCTGGTCTGGTTTGCTCGATGTTGCACTTGAAGGTGGTTATATCATAAAGCCAAAGAATGGCTGGTATGCTCGCGTTGACAAGGAAACTGGCGAGGTTATGGCTCCGAACATGCGCGCTGGTGATATTGTCGACAACAAGGACTTCTGGGTAAAGGTATTCCAAACGACTGACTTTGCCAAGTATATTGAAACACGTTACAAGATGGCAGTTGGCTCAATCATGACACAAGAAGAGGAAGAAGAAAATGTCTGAGATTGTCGGAGTCTTTACAAATGATAGCGGTAGTAAAAAAGCTACTGTTATAAAATTTGACCATTCAAAGTATATGGTACAATATGAAGAATTGAAAGGACCGACTGGAGATTTAGGTTATATAGAACCTTCACCTAATATACCAAAACAAATGTATACTGCTGCTAAATTGGCTTATGATTTACAATTTGAATCTAAAATACTTGTAACAGGTAGTTCGTCGTTTTCAACTTTACAAGAAGCTAATACAGATGCAGAAAGTTTTGTATATGAAGACTCTGAGTGAATATGTTAGCGATGATGGTGTTCGTCAAGCCATTATTAGTTTAGAAGACGAAATATTCGTTATTGACTTTTTTGAAAATGGCGAGTATATTAGAACTGAATGCGGTGTTGATATTACGTATCAATTAGCAGTTGATCTAGCCGAAGATTTTGTCCTACACCAGGAGCATAAATGACTTTTGAAAAAGTAATCTTCAATAATCTTGTATTTAATGAAGAGTTTGGTCGAAAAACTATTCCGTTTCTAAAGACGGAGTATTTCCAAGATTACAACGACAAGGTTGTGTTCGATCTAATTGATGCCTATGTAAAGAGGTATAATGGATTTCCTTCTAGAGAAGCATTACTAATCGATCTTACAAACAAAGACAATGTAAACGAAGATGCGTTTAAGAAAGCAAAAGAAATTATCGAGTCAATATCAGAAGAAAAGGATACTGACTTGCAGTGGCTCCTCGACCAGACTGAAAAGTTCTGTCAGGAAAAGGCAGTTTATAATGCCATCATGTCCTCAATTCAGATTTTGGATGACAAAACAGGTAAAACCACGAAAGGGGCAATACCTCAAATTCTCTCCGACGCTCTGGCTGTTTCGTTCGACACGCACATCGGGCATGACTTTCTTGAAGACACAGATGCTCGATATGAGTTTTACCACACCAAAGAAGTCCGCATCCCGTTTGATCTTGAATACTTCAATAAGATTACTCAGGGTGGGCTACCAAGAAAAACACTAAACATTGCACTCGCTGGCACTGGCGTCGGTAAGTCTTTGTTCATGTGTCACTGTGCAGCTGGCAATCTTGTGAGCGGATTGAATGTGTTGTACATCACGATGGAGATGGCGGAAGAAAAGATCGCCGAGCGTATCGACGCGAACCTACTCGATACGCCTCTTGATCAATTAATGTTGTTGCCGAAAGATGTTTACGAAAAAAAGGTTGAGCGTATTCGTAAGAAAACTGACGGTAAGCTGATTGTGAAAGAGTATCCTACGGCATGTGCGGGATCTGCAAACTTCCGCCATCTCCTGAATGAATTGAAGATCAAGAAGTCTTTCACTCCAGATATCATTTACATTGACTACTTGAATATCTGTATGTCATCGAGGTTGAAACATGGAGCCAACGTCAATTCTTATACCTATGTCAAAGCAATCGCAGAAGAGTTGCGAGGGCTCGCAGTGGAGTTCAATGTACCTATCGTCAGTGCGACTCAAACAACTCGAAGCGGATATTCGAGCAGCGACTTGGGACTGGAAGATACATCAGAATCCTTTGGACTCCCAGCCACAGCTGATTTTATGTTTGGGCTCCAAACCTCAGAGGACATGGAGTCAAGAAATCAGATTATGGTTAAGCAGCTCAAAAATCGCTATTCTGATCCAGGGACTATTCGTCGGTTTGTTATTGGGATTGATCGTAGCAAAATGCGTCTCTTTGATGTAGAGCAAAGTGAACAGGAGGACATACTTGATGGTCCAGTGATGGATAGAACTAAGTTCGGTGAGGAAGATACCGAACGCAGTAAGCCAAAGAAGAAGTTTGACAAGTCCATGTTTGCGGGGTTCAAGTGATGAATTATCGAGTAGTAGAAGGAAGCAATTTCACCGTAGTCGAAACTGCAACTGACCATATCATCAAAACTTATAAAACGCTAAAGGAGGCTAAGTCCTTTATGCGATATCTAAACCTTGGTGGTGGTTTCGATGGATTTACTCCTGAATTTATTTTAAAAAAAGTTGAATATAAGCCGAAAAAGAATAAGAGAGATGTATAAATAAACTCAAAGCGAATGCGTGTTGTGTCTGCAGCACAAGAGGCAAGTTGTATTTTACAGTCAGGAATAGTCGGGAATAACGGTGGGGTTCCGCCCGATCGCATTCGTTTTGAGGGTAGGGGAGAGGGCGCAATGCTCTCTCCCTTTTTTATTACCTAAATAGAGTTAAATGAGGAATGACAATGGCTTCCGTAAACTCTATTGAGCAGTTAGAAAATAGTTTGAAGCAACTTGGATACGGCGTATTCAAGAGAGATAGCTCAACTAGATTAGTAGTTTACACTTCAGAAGAGCGTATATCATTTTTAAAATTGATGGCTGCTACTTTTGATGGAACATATACTCCTCAAAAAACTGGTCCTGGCTGGAGAAGTTCAGTCGGCGCTGCCCAAATAGGCAGTTTGATGATACTTGCAAAACCACAGGCAAAGGGTGGAGCAGCTGCTAGCGTATCATCATTAGATGCTAGAATTTTCACGACTCTTGGTACCAAAGGTAAATTCAATTATATGGGTCAAGATGTTAGTGTGGTTTCATTTACAAAAGCGAAAACATTAGCGGAAAGTATCGTAAAGGGGTGTGAAGCATCAAATATCCTGGGCAAAGAATATGCTGAAATGTTTGAAGACTTTTTCGAAACTGGAAAATTTGTTTGGGCACCATCCTTACCAGCACCAGTAGTTAACAAGCTAGGCGTGTACACTGGCGAAGTATTAGTTGGTTGGGTGTTATTAGCTAACAAAGGTTCAAAATTTTTCGAAAGTAATCCATTCAAGGGTGATGTTAAAGCATTTCATATGCCGACTGATCCTGCTTTCAGTGGCGTTGACAGTTTTGTTGAATTTAGAGATGGGACTTATATTGGTATTAGTTCTAAGTTTGGTGTCGGCGCTAAAGCAAGTTTCTTCACTAATATGTTAGAAAAAGGTATCAAAGGTAGAACAAAACTTAAGAATGGTGTCTTCAAAGATATATGTGATGTATGCGCGACTAACAATATAGAGTATAAAAAATCAAAAGAAATAGTATACACTTATGGTGTTAAAAAATTATTGAAATTGAACATAACTAGACCATCTGCCGTTTTTGATGCTATTGTTGCTGGTAAAAAAGATCCAGATTTAAATAAAGTCGTACTGGCTATAAAATCATATCCTGGCGTAAACGAAGATATAAAAAAGAAATTGCCGAACAGTGTAAGTGCATTTTTTAACAGAACGATTGCAGATAAATTGAACAAAGATCAAAATAGTATTGAAGAAATTAAAAAAATATTAGAAGGTAAAGATTTCTTTCAAGCTAACTTGAATATTAATGAATGGTTAAAAGGTAACGTAAAATTTAAATTTGTGAAGTCTGGAAAATCGACGCTGAAATTCATTGGTTCTAAGAGCGCGATTGATGATACAAAATCAAAACAGGGCTGGATCAACTATGAATTATCGGCTCCGAAATAGCTTTACTTTTATTCAAATTCGAGGTTTCATATTACCATGAAAAGATTTAAAGAGTTCAAGGATCAGGGGATCCTAACGATATTCGACATAGACGAGACTTTGTTTCATACCACAGCTAATGTTATCGTTCGTGGTCCAGGTGGAGTTATTCGTCGCAAGCTAAACAATAGAGAGTTCAATAACTACAAGCCCAAGTTTGATGATAAGCTAGACTTTAGCGAGTTTCAGAACGCTGATATGTTCTATCAAACATCTCGTCCTATTCGCAAGATGTTTAACAGAATAAAGTTGATCATGCGTATGAAGAAAAACCCAAATTCAAAAGTAATTCTTCTTACAGCTCGTTCTGATTTTGATAATAAAGATAAGTTTCTCGCCACGTTTCGTAAGCATGGTCTGACCGAGATCGATGACATTCATGTTCATCGCGCTGGCAACTTGTTAGGATATTCTGCTGCAGAAGCTAAAAGAGTTTTCATCGAACAGTATCTAAAGACTGGCAAGTTCTATAAAGTACGTCTATTTGATGACTCTGAATCTAATCTTAAAATGTTTAATCGCCTGAAGTTGAAGTACCCCAACGTCGACTTTGATGCTTGGCAGGTGATTTATGGCGGCGAGGTAAAGTCATATAAATACCAATAAAGAGGTATTTTTATGATTGGTTTCAATTCCTATCTTACTGAATCCTTGGATGTCGAGAAATTAAAACATCTCGAACATGCAGAGGATCACATTATTCATGGCGGGCACGAGGGCGTCAAGCATGCTGCGTCAACCCTCGAAGATGTACATAATTTTTTACAAGGTAAGAAAACAACCACCAAGATCACACAGAAATATGATGGCGCGCCATCAGTAGTTTTCGGTCGTAACCCAGAGAACGGAAAGTTCTTTGTAGCTTCGAAGTCAGCTTTTAATAAAGACCCAAAGCTGAATTATTCGCCGAAAGATATCGAAGCCAATCACGGGCACGCTCCTGGGCTAGTTGAAAAGCTCAAGGCAGCATTAGAACATCTCCCAAAAATTATGCCAAAAGAAGGTGGTGTGTATCAGGGCGACTTGATGTACACGAAACCTGACGTAACTGAAAAAGAAGGCAGCTATTCATTTACACCAAACACGATCACCTACGAAGCTGATAAAGATTCAGCTCATGGTCGTAAAATCGCTGCATCTAAACTAGGAATTGTCGTTCATACCAAGTACAAGGGTAAGAAGTTGGACGACATGAAAGCGGACTTTAATGTCAACCATGGTTCATTTAAACAGGATCCAGATGTTCACACCATTAATCCAGAAATCGACCAAGGGCAAATATCAAATATTGAAAGTAAGAAATATAAAGACCATATCAATAAAGCAACACAACTTTATTCAAGTATGGATCCTGAAATATTTAATACTGTTGATGGGCACGATGTTAATATCAAAACTTATATTAATGATACAGTAAGAAACGATACGAAGCCTACTGCTGATGGTTACAATCAGTTTATGAAAGCCAAGCTGCAAAAAGAAGTAGATAAATTAAAATCAGAAGCTGGTAAGAAAAAGAAACAAGAACAAGCTGATACGATACTTTCGCATATTAAAAATCATAAGAAGCAGCTTGGCGACATTCTTCAGTTACACGGTCATATGCAGCAAGCCAAGGACACTCTCGTTGGCGCACTATCTCGCAATCAAGAATTTAAGACAACAATCGGTGGCAAGGCAACCAAGCCCGAAGGATTTGTTGCAACTCGTGGCGGTCGTCCATCAAAGCTAGTTGATCGCGCCGACTTCAGCCGTAGCAACTTTTTAACTGGCGCTTTCCGCAAGAACGAAGAACAAGAGCCACCAGCTGACAGTAAACCAAAAAATCCAGTTGTGTTTTCGTTTGGGCGTATGAACCCACCAACAACTGGTCACAAAGTTCTTGTTGATAGAGTTCACGATTTGGCTAAAGAAAACAACGCAAAACATAGCGTTGTATTGTCACATTCAGTTGACCCAGAAAAGAATCCGCTGACTGCTGAACAGAAGCTGAAACACGCTAAGAGATTTTTCCCAAAAACTAATTTATCCGTAGCTTCGAAAGAAGAGCCATCTTTTCTTCATCATGCACAAAAGCTACACAAGGCGGGTCATGATCATCTGATTATGGTCGCTGGCTCTGATCGTGTTGATGAATATAAGAAAACGCTCGACAAATATAATGGCGAGGGCGAGGGTAAGCTGTTCAACTTTAAGAAAGTCGATGTTGTTTCTGCTGGTCAGCGCGACCCAGACGCAGAGGGTGACGTCGGTATGTCTGCTAGCAAAATGCGCGGTCATGCTATTACGAATAAGTTCGGCGAGTTTAAGAAAGGCATTCCTTCGCACATACATCCCGAGCATGCACGCGAGCTGTATAATGATGTTCGTAAAGGTATGGACATTAAGATCGATGCTAACACTGCAGCAATCTCACTAGGCAAGTATGCAAAGAGACAAGATATTATTGGTGCAAGAGCTCGTAAAGAACAAGAGCGTAGAGCCAGAATTAAACAGTCTATGGTAAAGCGTGGTATAAAAGAAGATTTTGGCATGGTGTATAAAAAATCTATATTGGTTCAAAGTTTACTGCAATCTATAAATAGAACTCCTAACAACGGAAGATAAACCATGGCTCAGTTTCGTAAAGATACGCATGAATACTTAAAAGATGGCAAAACAATTTTTGAAGTTGTTATGCTTGCAGATCAATACGGTAGCCTTGTTGGACCCGCTAATCCTTCTGGTGTAGCGGTAGACGCATTCGGTCGATCAAGAGTATCGCAGCCTGTAACGTTGTTTGATTCTTCACATCGTTACAAAGATAACGGATTGTGGGCGACATCGAATACAGCAGGAACAACTTATAATTTTAATGCAAACGCTGGTTTGATAGAGCTAAATCTCCCAGTAACCTCTGGCGCTGAAATTATAAGAGAAACAAATAAAGTGTTTTCTTATCAGCCTGGTAAGTCATTGCAAATTTTAAACACTGTTGTTATGGAACCACCAAAAGCAAATCTTCGTCAAAGAGTTGGGTATTTCGGTGCTAACAATGGCATTTATCTAGAGGCAAATGGAACAAATATTGCTTGGGTCGAACGTTCTTGGTCAAATGGTTCATTAGTTGAAACTAGAGCAGAACAAGCAAATTGGAATGTCGATACATTACTGGGCGCAGTTCCAACAAGCCCATCACAAAGAACTCTTGATATGTCAAAAGCGCAAATTATGTTTCATGATATCGAATGGCTAGGTTTAGGAACTGTTCGCTGTGGATTTGTTATTGATGGACAGTTAATTCATTGTCACTCATTCCATCATGCTAATTATATTACATCAACATATATGACAACTGCTTCGTTGCCAGTTCGATATGAAATCATAAATACTGGAACTACTGCTAGTAATTCCACAATGAAACAAGTTTGCACCTCAGTTATGTCCGAAGGCGGTTATGAGCTAAGAGGATTGCAGCAAGCCATTTCAACGCCAATAACGAATAGTTACTCTTGCGCTACAGCAGGAACGTATTATCCATTAGTTTCAATCAGATTGAAGTCTACTGCACTAGATGCTATAGTAATTCCAACTGCTGCAGCTTTCTTAGGAAAAGGTAGTAACGTAGATTTTAGTTGGAAAATAATAGCTGGAGGAACCGTTACGAACACACAGGCATGGACCTCTGCTGGAACTAATTCTGCAATTGAATACACATTAACAGCAAATGCAATATCTGGCGGAAGATCAGTTGCATCGGGGTTTTTTAACTCATCCACGCAGTCATCCGCACCAGTTGATGTTCTGAAGGAGGCTCTATTCAGATTCCAGTTAGAGCGTAATGGATTAACCTCTACACCAGAACCATTGACTCTTGCTGTTGCAGCTGGATCAAGCACCAGTAACTGTTTTGCTTCTTTGGACTGGGAAGAGATTTCAAGATAAAAATTTTATAAATAGAGGTGCAGAAAGCTACGGCAATCCTGCATTGTTTTTGGATAAGCCTACAGGGAAACTCCAATGTCCGAAGAAGAAAATAGTCTCCAAAGTCCTCAGCTAGTCTTCAATGAACAGCAAGAAGGGGTTGCCGTAGTCCTTTCTGAAAAGGAGACAGTCGCACTCTATAAAAAATCCCACCAAACTGGCTATTCGTTCGACACTTTGCAGGAAGTGTATCGTCGAGGCTATTTGTCATGGGATTTACACCTAAACGAATCACCAGAACAAACTGCGTTTAATCGCGTAAACTCGTTTATCGCTGGCGGGAAAGCTGCAAAAATGGACGAAGATCTTATGGAAAAGAAGCGTGGTTTGTGGGATAACATTCACGCTAAGAGAAAAAGAATTAAGGCGGGATCGGGCGAGCGTATGCGCAAGCCTGGATCGAAAGGCGCACCAACTGATTCTGCAATCAAGGCATCACAGAATGAAGCTGCCGATCCATGCTGGAAGGGTTATAAGCAGGTAGGAACAAAGATGAAGAATGGTCGTTCAGTACCTAATTGTGTACCAACTGAAGAAGTAAATGAAGCAAAGCATTATCTAGTTGGCAAGACAGGTTTCAATCTAACTGGTCACACATCATCACCACATTTTGCTAGTGCTGACGACGCTAAGACATATCAGAAGAAGTTCGCCCATGCACCAGCTATCAAGGCGGCTAAGATCGTAAAGGGTACTAGCGATAAGCACGGGTTGATTACTCCTGTTAAGGAAGCGTATACTGGCGCTGAGAAAACATCAAAGAAGATGGAAGAGCCAGCCAGCCGTTTCGTTGGCACTGATGCTCTTACCGATACATATAAGAATGCAACTCCAGGACAAAAAGTAAAGAAAATCGTCAAGGAAGTTGTTGAAGAAAATATTTACGAGCTTTATAACTGCGGTTGCAAACATTGTGACCAGCTTCAAGAGAAATGGTCAGACTCTAAGCACAAGAGTCCATCGGGTGGGTTAACTCGTTCTGGTGTCATGGCTTATCGTCGTGAAAATCCAGGCTCAAAGTTACAAACTGCAGTTACTACAAAGCCATCAAAACTAAAGAAGGGCAGCAAGGCAGCAAAGCGTCGCAAGTCATTCTGTGCTCGTATGGGTGGAATGAAGAAACGACTCACTTCAGCCAAGACTGCTCGTGATCCTGATTCTAGAATCAACAAGGCACTAAGAAAGTGGAATTGCTGATTAATCTAACTAAATATATCGTTCCATTAATTATGAAGGAGAAATGTAATGGATAGCACTATTGTTTGGACACTTATTGTTGGCGCCGCAGCTGTTTGGGCATTTTGGAAGTTTGTTTGGCCAAAGGCTGATGTGAACGGCGATGGTAAGGTTGATGCAGCCGATGCTAAGGCAGCAGCTGATGTTAACAAGGATGGTAAGGTTGATGCAGCCGATGCTGTCGAGGCAGTTAAGAAAACTGCTACTCGCGCTAAGAAGGTTGCAACTAAGAACGTTGCTAAGGTAGCAGCAAAAAACAAAGGCTAAGAAGTAACATGAACGAACTTACAGAAGCACTAAAGAAAGCACTAGCTGATACGTTCGCTTTCTATTTGAAGGCGCATAATTTTCACTGGAACGTTGAAGGCGCGAACTTTAACGATTACCATGCTTTTTTCGGTGCTCTGTATGCCGATGCTTGGGGCGCTGTGGATCTAATTGCTGAACATATTCGTACATTGGATTCATACGCTCCTGGCTCGTTCTCGCGTTATTCAGAGCTTACAAAAATCAAGGATGAAGTTAATATCCCTTCGGCAATGTCAATGATGACAAAGTTAGAAGCTGATAACAGAATAGTTATCGAGTCGCTTACTACTGCAATGAAAGCAGCTGATAAGGCTGGTAAACCAAATATTTCTAATTTTCTTCAGGAACGCATCGATGCCCATGATAAGCATGGTTGGATGCTCAGAGCTATTTCGAAAGGCTAATCATGGATAAGGACTATCGTTCGCTAGAACACAAGATCAGAGATGTTGTTGAAGCGTCAATGAATCGTAACACCGACCTTCGCCGCAAGGTAGTGAATGTTGGTCGTCCTGACACAGCGCCATCGAATTTTGATGACAAGTCCAAACTCGCCAAGCAGGGCGAGATCAAAACTAAGATTATCGATGAAGCAAAAGATGATGAAGACAAGGATGACAAGAACAAAAAGGTTGATGCTGCCGCCGACGACAAGGACGATAAGAAGAAGTCCAAGAGTGGCGAAGCAAAGAAAGTAGAAGATCAGATGACTGGCGGCAAGACCGAAGTTGATCTAGAACCAAAGACAGACGATAAGGTTGTTGTTGATTCCGATGACAAGCCAAAGAAAACAAAGAAAGTAACAAAGGAAGAAACCATGTTGAAATCAGACAATAAGTTTGGGCTTCCACAGGATCTTATCGATGCTGTCAATGAAGCTATGAAAAGAAAGCCAACCGAAGAAGAGTTGAAGGGCAATCAGCATAAGATTGATAAGAACAAGAATGGTAAAATCGACTCTCACGATTTTAAACTTCTTCGTAAGAAGAACGATACTAAATTAGTTGCTAAGCCTCAATATGATAAGATGCGCCCTGCTTTTAAAGAAGAAGTTGAGCAGATTGATGAAGCTGTAAAAACCGATAACGAAGGTCATGGCTACCATGGCGAAGCACATCACGCTGCCAAGGGTGAGGACAAGATGGCTGAAGCTGGTAAGGCATATGCCAAGGCTCACTCGCTTGTAAAGAAGCATGCAGCTGATCACCTCAAGAATGCTAAGAATCCGAATAAGATGGTAAAGCATTATCTTGACTCGAAGCATGGTCGTCATCTTTATGGCAACGAGAACAATGCTTCCTATGTAAAGAAGGACTTCGGTCATTTTGCTAAGAAGTATGATGCAAAGATGCACGAGGAAGTAGAGCTTTCAGCAGATGAAATCGCTCGTCTCGAGGAAATTGCAAAGGGTCTATGATGATTAAGTTTAGTCAGTATCTCGACGAGAAAAAAGCAACGAAGGATTCGATTGCAACAACTGCAACTTCGAGTCCTCTACGTGGTCAGAACCAAGATCAAAGTGGTTTCAGCCCATCTCATTCGACTGCTGACTACACTATCAGCGACTCAAAGAAGGCAAAAGTAAAGGAAGACGACAATATCGATAAGGTAAATGCTGTGGCAGCAGCCTTGAAGAGTATGTCGACTTCCAGCGGCAACACCGCCCCAGCCTCGACTAATAAGCCATCAATGCCTAATGTAAATGCTCCTGGCGCGCCCGATATGTTCAAAACTGAGAAGAAGCTAAAAGAAGGTTTCGTTGGCGGTGTTGGTTCTGTAAGACAAACTCCAGTAACAATGAAGTCTGCTGGTTCTTCACATATGAAGGGCGGAAGTCATCTTCAACATGACGCCGATCGTCGTAGGGTGCAGCTTGATAAGTTTGCGCAACAACGTCGCGACCAGCAGGAAAAAGAGCGCGAGCGCGCACAGAAAGAGCGCGAGAAGGCAGCAATCGATCGTCAAAAAGAAGCACAAAAAGCTATAAAGGCGAACGAAGAACTTGATGAGGCTCGTCGCGGTCGCCCACCAAAGAATAAGACCGCAGAGGATCCTGGTTCTGACAATATCATCATGCAGCTTCGTAAGGTTATTACATTGCGCGGTCAAGCGCCAGTAACATTTGTTGATGGTAAGAAAGCTAATCTTTCGCCAGCAACTGCTCATCGTTTGCTAGCCATGTATGATAACCTAAAAACATCGCTCGATAAACACTCGTTTTCACAGCGTATTCACAAGAGTGCAGACTCAATGCGTGATGTAATTGCTGGTAAGAAAGAAGTTCAAAAGCCAAAGATTTCTCTTGGCGGTTTTAATAAAGGTAAGTAAAATGCCTATCGTAATCGGTGGTAATGTAGTTGACGTAAATGCAGTTGCGGCGCAACAACAGCAACCAGCATCTCAACCACAACAAAACCAAAGCGTCTCTTTTCAAGAAGTTAGATCCGCAGCTGAAAAACAAATAGTTAGAAATGGTAATAGAGTTGTAGCCCCAGCGCAGCCAAGAGCTCGCATAAACCCAGAAGACAATTTAGTAGTTGTTGGGGGTAAAGCAAAGAAAATCGGTAAGCAGTCAAAATATCTACTCGACATGCTTACTATCGACGAATAATAAATAATAAAAACTTTCTCTAGGAGGATATTTAAATGGCACAATGGGGTAGAAATGATCAGTCAGTAACTGCTAATGGCAGTACTACTAAAGAAACTTCTAACGGTGCACCAATCGGCACCTATGCTTTTGTTAAGGGAGACCAGGTAAATCGTGTTAATGGCGCCAACGCTCACTTCGGTAACACATCTGCTGGATCCCGTGCGAGCGTAGACGTTAACATGTTTGGTAACACAACTCTTGGCGCTTTCATTCCAGGCGTTGCAGTTGGTGTATTCGGCGTCGACGCTGCAGAAGCTGGTGTTTCGAGTGGCAACCTTGCCTCAGCAGTTGTAACTTCTGGTGGTTCTGGCTACTCAGCTAACGCTACAGTCACTTTGACATTTGCAAATGGTAGCACCAATGCTACTGCAGTAAATGCTTTTGCAAACGTAACAGCTGGTGTTGGTGGCAGCATTACTAGCCTTCTTATCAACCAGCCTGGTTCTGGGTACACTGTTAACCCAACTGTAACTATTGCCGCTCCATCAGCTATCAACATTACAGCTAACTCAACTGGCTTCAGCAATACAAACGATGTAATCCTCATTTCGACTGCAAACTCGAAGTTTCAAGCTACTGACAGATTGTATTATGGCGTTCCTTCGGGCAATACACCAATTGCCCCGCTTACAGGTAACACATACTACTATGTTTCATTCGCTAACACAACTGCGATTGCTCTTTCGCTGACCTCTGGTGGCGCAAACATCGACCTAACCGATGCTCGCACAACAAATCCAGGCGAAACTCATACTGTAACTGGTGACACTGCAACTGGTTACGTTGTAGTTGGTGGTGCAAAGAACCGTGGCGTAACTCACGCTGGTTGGGTTCTTCGCACCGAAGGAACTGGTGGTCGCGCTGGTCGTGTTCAGTACGAGACACTCGTAGCCATGGGGTCGCTTGGCGCTCAGACAGCTGCTTATGGTACACCTGCTGAAGTAGCCGATGCTGGCGACGACGCAAGACTTCCTGACTCTTGATAGTTGAGGTCTTAGATTATGTCGAACGACGCTAAAAAAACGTCTGAATTGAATATTACAACAGGTTTGTCAGCTAACGATAGAATTGTCGTGCTGACAAACCCTTCTGGATTTGCGCAAACTCAAACTATTTCTGTTTTAAATCTTTTTTCAAACAGTAAATTTACTAATACTGCAACAGTAGCAAATACAACTGCTGCTGGTATTGTAAAAGTTGGGAACAATTTATCTATAAATGCTAGCGGTCATATTAGTGGTAATACAAAATATGTATATGGGTCTAACGATTTTTATATTACAGCAAACACTACGGATTTAGTATTTAATACTGGGTCAAACGGTGCGAATGGCGGTTTTATATGGTCACACTCTAATACCCAACTTTTAAAATTAGAGCGAGATGGCCATCTTGTAGTAAACAGTCTAAGAAGTCGAAAAGCATATGGTAATAGTGATTTAATTGTTGGGTCTGGGGCTAATACTGATTACCTTTGGACTTTCGGTAATACTGGAAATTTAACACTACCTGCTAATGGTGATATTAAATATGCTAATGGTCACTCGGCTTTACAAGTTAAAGGTCCATATGTTAACGATACAGCCGCAGCTGCAGCAAATGTAGCTATAAACAGCTTATACTACGACGCATCAGGAAATGTAAAAATTAGATTGACTTAATGAATGAAAAGTTGACGAATGAGAATTTCTTAATTTATGCTGCCAAACATTATGATAATCCCCAGTGTCACTCTACTGAGGAATTTATTGACGATCTAAAGAGAATTAAATATATTAAGAAATTGATAACAAAATATGTTGAGAGTGGCGAGCTAAAAGATAGATTGATTCTCAATCATCTTATCATCCTCAACAACGTATTTGGCGCGGTTCATTTGCCTCGAATACTCTTTTTAAAAATGAACAAACAGTTTATGTACATAAAACCATTTTTGATTTTGCTCGATGTTCTTCCTGATAAACTATATAATGTAGGTGATGTTGATGTAGTTGACATTGACACTATACCCATGGATGAGAAAATAGTTAAACAGTTAAGAGCAATTTCAAATGGTCAAGAGTTTTAAACAATTTCGCAAAATGAAAGAAGATGCTTATGCGTCTAATGTACCCGTCAACGCTATGGGTAATAGCAGTTCGACAGCGGGTACAGGCGGTATTGATACCTATGATCCTCTACTCAAGATCAGAAAGATGTTGAAGAGAAAGAAGAAATGAGTGATCGTATCGAAGCAGCCATCGAAAAACTAACTGCAATTTCTAGCGATTTAAAGTCGATGTTGGCTGTTCACGATCAGCGCATTTCTCAGCAAGAAAAAACTACAGACGAACTTCACGACACAGTCGAAAAGCGTAGAGAAGAACTCGATAATAAATTGAAGGATGTGTATGATACAATGAGAAACCAAGATAATGTAGTCTTAGATCACATCGAATCTCTCCGTAAAGAATCCGCAGAACAACATAAAATCCTATCAGAGAAGATAAACAAGCTAGAGAAATACATCTGGCTCGCCATCGGCGGTGCATTCGTTGCTAGCTGGATCATATCATTTATTTTCAATTACGGCAAGTTTTTCGTAAAATAGTACTTGTTTTTTTCTAGAATTCCAGTATAATTACTATTGTAAGCATGATAGGAGTATACTGTGGATTGGTTAGAAGCGAAATACGTAAATATGCTGTCGGCAAGACTACAGCATTTCAAGCGTAAGTCTGCTAATCTTTTTAATTTCCGTTGCCCGATCTGCGGCGATTCTCAATCACATCGCAGCAAGGCTCGTGGTTATATCTACGAGAAGAAGGGCAAGTCTCTGTTCCATTGTCATAACTGCAACGCTACGATGGCTGTGCCGAACTTTATTCGCGCAGTCGATCAGCAGTTGTACAATGAGTTTCAATTAGAAAAGCTGAAGAACAATAAGACACCAGAACAGATCGAGTACGAGGACTTCATCAACAAGATGAAGAAGCCTGTATTCATGAAGTATGGTCCGCTGAAGGGATTGAAGAAGGTTAGTCAGCTCAGTCCCGAGCATCCTGTGAAAAAGTTAGTCGATGCACGCCGAATCCCAAATCCTTTCCACGCCAAGCTATTTTGTTGCCCTAACTTTAAGCAGTATACTAATTGCTTGGTACCTGGTAAGTTTGACGAGGATAGTATTGGGCGCGATGAGACTCGCCTTCTTATACCCTTTATTTCTTCTGATAAAAATGTGCATGCCTATCAGGGTCGAGCGTTGGGTCATTCGACAGTCAAGTATATTACGATTGTTCTTGATGAATCTATTCCAAAGGTTTATGGACTTGACCGAGTCAATTTTAACAACACTGTACACGTTGTTGAAGGTCCAATCGATAGTATGTTTCTTTCTAATTCAATCGCTACTGCAGGTGGTGATCTTGTTTCATCGGTCGCCTCATTTCCAAAAGACAATCTCGTCATTGTATACGATAACGAGCCGAGGAGTCGCGAGACAATTAAAAAACTTGACAAAGCTATCATGAACGGCTATAATGTCTGTATCTGGCCAGACAACATGGAACACAAAGATATCAACGATATGATCCTTGCTGGACTGTCCTCAGATTTTATCGAGTATATCATCCGACAGAATACACATCGTGATCTTGCAGCGAAACTTGCACTGAAACGTTGGAGCAAAATATGAGCGAACTGGTTAAAGAATTGAGGGCATATCCTGCGCATTATACTGCAGCTCACAAAGCTGCTGATCGCCTCGACGCACTAGAAAAGGCGCTGCTTGATGTTGTCGTATGGGCAGAGGAATTGGGTCTTTATGCCGATGCTGGACATGTCCTCGCGCCAGTATTTGTTAATACTCGCGCAGTTCTGGAGGAGAAAAATGGATAACGAATTGTTCCAAAACATTCGGCATATGAAAGACTTCGCCGAGATTACACACCAAACTAAAACAAAATGGTCGTATCGTTGGCCAAATGGTGGCGATATCGAAGTGTTTCAACTTCCTCGTGGCGTAACACTGTTCAAACTGGGTCATGATGTGCACCTCGCACAGTACATTTGCGACCTACATAATATGCGTGAAACAATGATTGATGAGGTGGAGAGCAAATATGTCAAAGTATAGGTATAAAACAGTCGAAACATATGTTGATGTTGAAGTCGATCTTGATGCATGGACTGATGAAGAGCTTTTGGAAGAACTAAGATCTCGACATGTTGAAACAGATTCACCCTATATTGTAAAAGCTATCGAATGGTATGAGCGTGGTAATGTGAAAGAAACATTGCACTATCTAGAAATGGCGTTTCCCGAATTGCATAAATTGACTGAAAAGGTGAAAAATGAATTCAGCTAAGATTATTGGTATTACGAAGCCGCATGGTATTTGGATGGATCATCTCAAGGCAGATGACCTTGTTGCTTACGTTGCTCGTGTAAGCAATCCGTCCAATCAAAACAATCACGAAACTGCACCGAAGCTGCTGAAGTATCTTGCGAAGCACAAACACTGGTCGCCTTTCGAGATGGTCAACATTGTGATGGAGATCGAAACGACACGCGATATTGCTCGTCAAATTCTTCGTCATCGTTCGTTCTCGTTTCAGGAGTTTAGCCAGCGTTATGCTGATCCGACTCAGGATTTAGGATTCGAACTGCGAGAAGCTCGTCTTCAGGATCAGAAAAATCGTCAGAACAGTATTGAGATTAGCCAAGCAGAAAGCGAAAGCGCAGCTAATCTTATTAGCGATTGGGAAGCGTATCAAGCCACGGTGCTAGACGAAGCTAGAATTGCATATACATGGGCAGTTCAAAATGGTATCGCCAAGGAACAAGCTCGTGCTGTTCTACCCGAAGGTTTGACCGTTTCCCGTATGTATATGAACGGGACGCTCCGTAGTTGGATTCACTACTGCCAGCTCCGTATGGGTCCAGAAACTCAGAAGGAGCATCGAGAGGTCGCTCAGTCGGCATGGGAAAAGATCGTTGAGGAATTTCCGTCTCTTACAGCTGCGATTGAATAAATAGTATACACTGACGGAGGGCGATATGAAGAAAATGACCATAGCATTTCTATGTTTATTTTCTTCTGTTTCTTTTGCAAGTGAGCTATCTTTTGGTTTTAAGAACCCGTCTTTTTCGGGTGTAGGTTATTCGGCTCATGTTTTGACTATTGACAATCTTGAGCAAACAAGAAAACAGAAGATCATAGACGATCAAAAAGCAGCAGCAGCGAAAGCAGCTGCAGACGCTAAGAATACCAATCTAGCTAAGTTTTTGAATAATCTGGAAAGTAGAATTTACGCTACGATTTCCCAGAACATAGCTGCTGAGTTGTTCAAGGAAGGTGGAGCTTCTCAGGGCGAGTTTGACATTGGCGGTAATAACCTCCAGTGGGTTTCTGACGGTGATACGATTACTTTGCGAATTACAGATCCTGGTGGTAGTGTTACACAAGTTGTAGTGCCATACGGGAGTTTAGCATGGTAAAGTATGCAGTGCTATTACTTGCAGCAATTGCTTTAGCTAGTTGCGCAAAGAGAACTGCAACTTCCAGTTCAAAAATAGAAGCACAGGTTGATGCGCCCGAAATTATTACAGCGAAACGATTTAATGAGTTGGTGAATTTGCCTCCAGTTGATGGAGACAAAATTCCGATTGCTGTTTATAAGTTTGCTGATATGAGCGGACAGCGTAAACCAACACAAAACTATGCGAGCCTGAGTTCGGCAGTGACACAAGGTGGTGAGGTTATTCTCATCAAGGCACTGCAGGATGCAGGTGGTGGTAAATGGTTTCGACCAGTTGAGCGTGTCGGTCTTGACAATCTTGTTAAAGAGCGTCAGCTAATTCGTAGTCAGCGCGAAGTATACGAGAAAGAAGAAGCAAAGCCACTGACACCTCTTATTGTAGCAGGTGTTATGATTGACGGTGGAATTGTTGGTTATGACAGCAATCTTGGCTCTGGTGGTATTGGCGCTCGATATCTCGGTATCGGTGCTACACAAGAGTATAGAAAAGATGAAGTTACTATTATGCTTAGATTGATCTCGGTTAACACTGGTGAGATTTTACTCTCAACTGGTGCAACCAAAACTGTTTTCAGTACTGGTATTAGTGCTAACGTATTTAAGTTTGTCGATGCTGGTACGAGATCTGTAGAGTTTGAAGCTGGTAACAGCATCAATGAACCTACAACCTATGCTGTACGTATTGCTATTGAGGCAGCAGTCGCTGATATGATCAAAGAAGGAGCTAAACGAAAGCTCTGGAAATTTAAAACATCGGATAAAAAGAAAGGGAAGTAAATGAAACTACTCACCAGAATGATGGCGCTTTTATCATTCTTGGTTATGTTTCAAAATGCTTATGCGGCGAACTCAATTTATATGGATCAAATTGGCGACGGTTCGACTATTACAATTACGCAAACAGGTGCAGGCAACGCGATAGGTACTTCTGCTAATAGAAGCACTTTCACAGGCGATAATAATACAGTAACAATTCAACAGATCGGTAACAACAATGTCACTAACATGACTGTTAATGGCAATGGTGCTACAATCACATCAACTACAACTGGCAGTTCTAATATCATTAACTTGGAGTGCGGCGCTAATGGTGGTGCTTGCGGTACATCAACTATTGCTAAAACAGTAACTGGTGATGGTAACCAAGTAACTCAAAACACTGACAGCTTAACTAATACAACACTGTCTATTACATCAGACAACAACACTGTTAATTTTAACAGTACTGCTTCTAGCATTGCTGGCACCACTAACGTTGTTGACATTGCTGGTGGTTCGGGAAACATTGTTGATGTTACTCAAGCTGGAACTGGTACAGCATCCACTAGCGTTGGTCATCAAGTTGATTTAACAATTTATGGTGCAATGAATGTGGTAGATTTTAGACAAGGTGGAACAGTTGATAGTAAAATCGTTACTGCAATCACTGGTTCTAGCAACGCTGTTACTATTAAGTCCAACCATCAGTAAAGCTGCGGTCGGAACTGTAACAGAACAAACTGGACCTACTGAAATAAAACGCAAGGCGGAAACGATCCCCAGTCAAACACAGCTGGGGATCGAGATGCAGGATGTTATTACAACAGCTAACGCCAAAGCTGGTATTACGTTTCGAGACGACACTCGTGTACAAATAACAGAGCATTCTAAGCTAGTTATAGATAACTTTGTATATGATGGCGAAAAGAAAACTGGTAAGCTCGGTATCAAGATGGCTCTTGGTACTGTCAAATATGCCAGCGGTCAGATCGCAAAGAGCGATCCTCAACAAGTAGTTGTTACAACACCAACTGCAACGATCGGTGTTCGTGGTACTGACTTTTCCAGTACAGTTGACGAGCTAGGTCGTTCGCAGATTATTCTTCTTCCTTCCTGCCCAGCTGGTTGGAAAAACATCGACAAAGATTGTGTCACTGGCAAAATCAGCGTAACGACTGATATGGGAACCATACTGCTGACGAAACCATTTGAAGCAGTAACGATTGATACCAGTATGACTCGACCACAGAGTGCTGGTGTGCTTAATTTGGATCTGAATCAAATAAATAACATGCTGATCGTTACTCCTCCGCCAAAAGTAGTAGCAGACACGAGCAGAAGGGAAGAAAAGAAAGCGTTTAACTTTCTTGACGAAGACTTTTTGAAAAAAGACCATTTGAAATATGATGAGTTAGAACGCGATCTTCTTAAGGAGTTTAACAAACTTGATAGAGATTTTCTTAGTACTGATTATCTTTATAATTTTATGGATGTTATTGCCACCCAGTTATTGAGTAATGAGCTTGAAGAATTCGGACAGCTGCTGCCAAAATATAATCAGGCAAGTGGTTTGAAATACTTTATTGAAAATGAAACGCTAACACTATATCGCGAAACAGTCAGCAGTTTTGCTGAAGTAAGTATGCAAACTACAAGGGCAGGAACGCTGAATATTATTCAGGAAGGCGTTACTGTGAAGCAGATGGTTAATCATGCAGGAACAACATCAATAACAATAAAGCAGAGTAACTGATATGAGAAAATTAGTGTACACGTTGTTTTTATCGTTTTTCGTAGTTTTCAGCGGTCGTGCTAATGCACAAACACTTACTACTACATCAACGATGAATATGGCTACAGTAAATATTACAGGCAGCTTTCAAAACATTATAATCAATCAGTCAGGTACAGGCTATCATACTGCTACTGTTACAACAAACGGTAACGACATTCCTGTTACGATCAATCAATCTGGTTCGACTAATAAGACGATCGACGTAAACATCACATGCACGTCCGCGTGCGCGAGCAGCCCATACTACGTCGATCAGTACTAATGGAAAAGCTGGGTATTCTTTTAACGAGCAGACTGGCAGCATTTATCGTAGCAGCTTTGCTGGTGCTTTTCTACGTTTGGAATCCTACGGTTGTACAGGTATTACAACTAAAGACATTTGATTTTCTGATTACATCTTTGGAGCCTAAGAAGTCCGAAGAAATTATCATAGTAGATTTCGGAGAGCCATCAGTAAAAGAGTTTGGTCAGTATCCATTTGATCGCCGCGATGTAGCAAAAACAATAGATAAACTAAAACAAAACGGCGCAGCAGTAATTGCAATGCCAATTCTATTCTCGGAAAAGGATAGGGCAGGAGGCGACAATGAATTGGCAAAAGCTCTTGATAGTGTTATCATCGCTCAAACACCAACTACTCAAAATATTCCACCAGATGCAGTTCGTCGTGGATTTGCTGCGATCGGTCCTGTTGATCCTGCTAGCTATGTTTATCGTTGGAATGGTGGTATACGTCCAATACGTGAGCATGCCGAAGCCGCTGGAGGCGTGGGAGTTGTCGCCACAGTTCCTGAAGTGGATGGTGTGGTGCGTCGTATCCCTCTACTTGTCAATATTGCTGGGAGTCTCTATCCTTCTTTACCTTTGGAAACGCTTCGAGTCGCTGCGGGAGATCCTAGCTACCAAATTAAAACAAGTGAAATTGGAACAGAGTTCGTCCGCATACCAGCTTTCCCGCCGATATCGATCGATGAAAGAGGAAGAATCTGGGCGACTTGGAACACGAGCTTCGAAAGAATAGAAGCAACGCAAATCGATCAGCGCGTCAACGGTAAGGTTGTTGTTCTAGGTATTGCGATTGAAGGCGTCGGTGGAATTATTGCCACGCCAGTCGGCGAAAAGTGGGCGCACGATATTCAAGCAGCAACAATTCAGACGATGGTTAATGGCGATTCCGCCAGTCGTTTATCAATAGCCAGATACCTAGAGGTAGCGCTATTGAGTACCATATTATGTCTGCTAGTGATAATCCTCCCAAAGACATCTGTGAAGTATACCGTTCCTGTCTATTTTACGTTTATAGCTGCAGCAGTTTACGGTTCTTATTATATGTTCACAGAATATATGCAGCTGTGGGATGCATCATATTTAGTTCTAGCTGGTTCATTTACGTTCGCTCATCTTGTATTCAATAACTTTGCTCGTGAGTTTAGATTAAAACAACAGATCAAAAAACAATTCGGTACGTATCTATCGCCAGCGCTGGTTGAAAAACTACAGAAGAATCCAGAGCTGCTTAAACTCGGAGGAGAGACCCGTGAGCTGTCAATTATGTTTACGGATGTTCGTGGTTTTACTTCTATTTCTGAGCACTATGGCGCTAATGTGCAAGGTCTTACGGAAATAATGAATCGTTATATGACGGCGATGACTGCTAAGATCCTAGAAAACAACGGGACACTTGATAAGTACATTGGTGATGCGCAGATGGCTTTCTGGAATGCGCCGCTCGATGACGCTGACCATGCTAAAAATGCAGTTGCTACTGGGCTGGCAATGCTTGGCGACTTAGACAAATTCAATGAAGAGATAGCGAAAGAAGGAGTGCCAGCATTTGGAATGGGCTTGGGTATTAATACTGGTTCTGTTGTGGTGGGTAATATGGGAAGCAGTCAACGCTTCGACTATACTTGCTTGGGTGACTCTGTCAATCTTGCTTCGCGACTCGAAGGACAATCAAAACCATACGGCGTTAGAATTATCCTCGGTCAAAGAACGGCAGAACTTGTTAAAGAATTCTATAATCTCATCGAACTCGATGAAATCGCTGTTAAAGGAAAATCACAAGGAGTAAAGATATACACGGTAGTTGCTGATAAGCAGATCAATCGCGTATATCGTAAAAGCCATAATGAGTTTCTATTCCACTACCGTCGCCAGCATTGGGACAAGGCGCTGGAATATATCAAAGTATTAGAAAAAGCATTTGATGGGGATTTAAGTTACTACTACCATATGATGGAGGAACGCATTGACGAATTACGCAACGCCAACCTCGATTATAATTGGGATGGAATTTATCGTGCCACAAGCAAGTAAAGTGTTATTGTTACTTGCTTTTCTTTTCTTCGCTCTTAGCGGGTTCCTGCTGTGGTTCAGATTTGGTCAGCTGGTCATTCTTTCGAAACTCGCTAGCTTTTGTTAATAAATCATCGTGTTGCATTTCTCGTAGCATAAGAACGATATTTACTTTCTGATTCAAACGAATTAAATCATTATCAAGCATACGAATGCGGTCGATGAGAGCAATCAATACTTTGTTGGCATCAGAAAGAACGGGTTTGACTTGCTGTGTAGCCCATATCCAAACATAATATATAAGGTAGCCCATACCGCCAGCAGCGACGATTGGGAACCCGTACTTAGAGATTAGTTGTGCAATGTCACCCATTAGTCTCTCCTTGCGTCGTTTTTACCGTCTGCTCTGGCGATACGGTCAATATCTGGTTTGACACCCATAGCATTTGAAACTAGAGTATCGATACGAATAACGTCATGGTTCATTGTTTTAACACGATTATCGAGGGCAGTAATGATTCCGCTAAGACCTTGCACAGAACTCATCACTCCAGCCAGAATAAATTTCATTGTAAGAAAAACAAAATATCCGCCAGCACACGCAGCAGCTATTGGAAAACCGACGTCAGCTACTAATTTAAACCAAGAATTTACATCCATAGCCTAGCTCCTTTTTTTATTGCTTTTTTGAGCGAAACATAGTATTATTTAGTTCTAACAGGAGAAAAAAATGATTACACAAATCCAAGTAACAAAACGCGATGGTATTCGAGAAAATCTAGATCTGAACAAATTTCATCGTGTGGTAGCTTGGGCTTGTGAAGGACTCAACAATGTCTCCGAGAGCGAGATCGAAATACGCTCGCACATTCAGTTTTATAATGGAATCAAAACAGGCGATATCCAAGAAACTCTTATCAAAGCTGCCGCTGACCTGATCAGTGAGGAAACTCCAGCCTATCAATATGTCGCAGGTCGACTCATCAACTATCATCTAAGGAAACAGGTCTATGGAGATTATAACATTCCTCATCTTCGCGATCATATTCGTTTGGTTATTGAGCAGGGATATTATGACGAGGATATTGAAAAATGGTATTCTCCTGCTGATCTTGATACTCTTAATCAGTTTCTTGATCACAAGCGGGATTTTAACATTGCTTACGTGGGCATGGAGCAGTTTCGCGGTAAATATCTAATCAAGAACAGAGCCACTGGTCACATCTATGAAACGCCACAGATGGCGTACATGTTGATCGCGATGGTGCTGTTCCGCAACTATCCAAAAGAGACACGACTCAAGTGGGTAAAGGATCTATATGATGCGACAAGCAATTTTGAAATTTCGCTGCCGACTCCTATTATGGCAGGTCTCCGCTCGCCTCAAAAGCAATTCAGCTCGTGTGTACTTATCGAGGCTGATGACTCACTCGATTCAATCAATGCCTCCGCTTCTTCCATCGTTAAGTACGTTTCTCAGAAGGCTGGTATTGGTATTGGTGCTGGGCGTATTCGTGCTCTCGGCTCTCCTATTCGCAAAGGTGATGCTACGCATACTGGAGTTATTCCCTTCTACAAACTCTTCCAAGCTGCGGTTAAATCTTGCTCGCAGGGAGGTGTCCGAGGCGGTGCAGCAACTCTATATTATCCTGTCTGGCACCTTGAAGTTGAAGATCTAATTGTTCTCAAGAACAACAAGGGTACTGAAGACAATCGTATCCGTGGACTTGACTATGGTGTTCAGTTCAACAAGGTAATGTATGAGCGTCTATTGTCTGGTGGTAACATCACTCTGTTTTCGCCAAACGATGTGCCTGATCTGTATGATGCGTTCTTCACAGACGTTGATAAGTTCAGAGAGCTATATGAGAAGTATGAGCGTTCAACAAAGCTCCGCAAGAAAACAATCCCTGCGATTGAGTTGTTTTCTGCTTTCATGCAGGAACGTAAGGACACTGGTCGCATCTATCTGATGAATGTTGACCATGCGAATGATCATGGTTCGTTTATTAAGGAAGTCGCACCTATTCGCCAGTCAAACCTGTGCTGTGAGATCGATCTGCCAACAAAGCCATTGAATGATATAAATGATCCTGATGGAGAAATTTCTCTTTGCACACTAGCAGCTGTTAACTGGGGGAAAGTACGTGACCCTTCTGACTTTGAACGTCCTTGTACTCTTGCTGTACGCGCTCTGGACGAGCTGCTTGACTATCAAGATTATCCAGTTCTGGCTGCTAGAAAAGGTACTATGGATCGACGTCCTCTTGGTGTCGGTATTATCAATCTTGCATATTGGCTTGCTCGTAATGATCTTTCTTATCAAAATATAGATCACGATGGATTGAACAAGTTACATTCCTACGCAGAAGCATGGTCATACTATCTGATTAAGGCATCAATTGATCTTGCGAAAGAAAAAGGTGCGTGTCCTAAGAGTGGAGAAACAAAGTATGGCAAAGGCATTTTCCCTGTTGACACTTACAAACGAGATGTTGATGAATTGGCTACCCCGCAATACCGTTTTGCATGGGGAGAACTGGCAAACGCAGCAAGAGAGTACGGAATCAGAAACTCTACACTCATGGCGCTTATGCCATCTGAAACATCAGCGCAGATTAGCAATGCGACGAATGGAATCGAACCTCCAAGGTCACTTGTTTCTGTTAAGCAATCAAAAGATGGCGTCCTTAAACAAGTCGTTCCTGAAGTGCGAAAACTTAAGAAAAAGTACGATCTTCTTTGGGATCAGAAGAGCCCAGAAGGCTATCTCAAGATCGTTGCTGTCCTCCAAAAGTTTATCGACCAAGGCATCTCCGTCAACACTTCATACAACCCGAAGTTCTATGAAGAAGAAAAGATCCCTATGAGTGAGATGATCGGTCACCTACTTATGTTCTACAAGTACGGTGGCAAGCAGTTGTATTATTTTAACACGAATGATGGCGCTGGTGAATATGAAGAGAAGCCATTGCCAGCTTTTGAAAACGCCGAGGATGATTGCGACTCATGCAAAATTTGACTTTTACAAAAGGTAAGGCAAACTTAGCCCGTCTCGATAACCCGGCTGTCTTCATCGAGAAAGGTGGAAACGTGACTGTCCTTGCGGACATACTAGGTCGGACGTGCAGGAATAGTAAT